CTTCCTGCTTTGCCTTTGCTTCTTTATCGAGGTCGTATAACAACAATGCCCCGTCAATTACCATTGAAGCAATATTTGTCACACCAAACGGTAATAAATTTAATATACCAGATACGAATTCAAAAATAGCAGGTATATATTCACCTTTTTTCCATCTTGCTATACCAAAACCAAAACTGAATAAGGACCCTATAACAGGTATAAATCTACCAAATTTCATTAGCTTACCTCCAATTTTACCGGCAATACCTTTAAACATTGTCATAAGCTTACCACCTTTCATGGCCTTAAAAAACCCTCCAGCCATTTTACTCATAGGTTTAAAAAGCTTAGGTAACGTCTTAGATATAAACTCTGCTACAGGCCCTATAAAGTCTGCAATCCAAGCAGCAAATGCTGTAATACCAATTGCTAAAGCTGCTAAAAGAGGAAACTTAAATGGCTTCTTTTTTTCTTTGTCCTGTTTGACTGTTTGCTGAGCTGCGGCCGCCGGGGTGGTGGCTCTTGCTGTTTCGCCCTTCTCCTCGTCCCCTTTTAATAATTTTTGTACTTGAAACTGTATTGTAGAGAAAATCGTCGCTTCTTTTTCCAGTCGAGCTTTTTCTTGGGACGTAAGGTTAGGAGAAGGTTTATCCTTACCTACAACTTGTTGACCCCCGGAAGACGTAGTCCATGGATTCCTCCCGTTTTCCGCATTGGATTGGAGTATCTTATCTGTAAGGTTATCTTCTGGTGGGACGTCCGGCACATCTATATTTATGCATCAATAGTAGCATCAAACAAAGAAGCGTCCATTGTCACAACAGTATCATCTACTGTCAGCACTGAAAGGTCGTACTTAGAGCTCTGTTGATAAAAAGATGTTATCTTTTCGTACAACTCTAAAGGTAGCGTTTCGACTATTTTTATCCTATCAATAACTCTTAATTCATTAAAATCGGCTACATCTTCTTCTATACCTACAGATTTAATATGTTTAATAAGCTCAAAAATATATATTAATCCCACGGCTTCTGACAGATCTTCATCTTTAAGCTTATCTATATCCTGTATACACTTTCTAAGAATAACATTTTCTTCTTTTAATGTAGGAATACGGATTTTAACAACAATATTATCTATACTAACCTCCTCATTATATTTAAACTTTGGAACATCTTTAATCTTTTGCAAAGACTGCTCAAGTGATACTGTAGCCCCATCAACCTTAACATTGTTACCTAAGCTGTGGGTACGCAGACCTAATACTATTGGTACTTTATCTATGGTATAAAAATCGTCTCCATCAACATTTTCTAATATAACATCGTTAATGGCTTGCGAGAACTGTAGAGCACCTTGGACTCCGTTTACTGCAGTTGAAATAATATCCTTCTGCTGCTTGAGTGTAATTGGTTTAGCAGTAACTTGTTTTTTTAAAGAAGGGACAAAAATCTTAAATTCATTTTTGATTTCATTTAGCTTACTTAAAAAGTCTTTTGTAGTAGTACCCATAATAATAATATTTAATTGTGATTTTAATTTTTCAACTTTTGCTTTTCTTCTTCACTCTCTCGTCTATAGAGTTCAATATAATCATAAATCTCAACAAGAGTACAGTTTAATAGAAAATTTATATCTCTCATACGTCGACTTAGAATAAACAGATATTCTCTAAATTTATAATCATCAAGACACTCAAAAATACTGTTTAAGAATATAAACGGTGATGCATCTAAAAAGTTAAGATACATTTTATCGAGCAGGTTAAAGGTTAGCGCGTCTTTTCTTTTTTCGACAAACTCATAGATTAAAGTCAAAACATCCCCCGGTAAAGAGTTTGTTATCTGTAAAAACTCATCATCCGGAACACTACTTAGATCTATTTTTTGATCTTCTAGTTCTATTGTATGTATGACACTTAATACATTATCAGAATCTACACAAAAACGACTTGGATAATCTAAAACGACAGTAATATCGTTAATAGTTCTTTGTTCACGTATATTAATTATTTCTTCAAAAGACTGTAAGATAGCATCTATACCTATTTCAATGTCTCTACCATCTAGCGTTAATGTTACTGCGGAGTTAATACATTTTTGTCTTAACTTTAATAAAGCAATAAACTTTTCAACGGCATTTAGATCTTTCGTTACTATAAATTTTTCAAGTACTTTTACTTTATTACTAAGTGTTGTATCTTGAAATAATTCTTTTATATCCTTATAAAGAAATTCTTCAGTAACAACTTCTTTGCCCCTTGGAAGAGTAAAAGTCAGATACATATTAATAATTATATAAAACTAAAGTATATCAACTACCCCCGGAACAGCCGGGCGGCCCTCAGTGCGGCAGAAGCAGCGTCCGCGTCCGGGTCGGCTTCCTTGACAATCACGGCACGGGGTGGCGAAGTTAACTGTGGTGCAGAGACTATAGCCTTCCGGCCTGGTACAATTGGTTTGTAGTGTTTGAAAGCCAAAGTGATGGTCTTTTGTGTAAAAGGAGAATCTTCGTAATTTAGCGTGAGTCCCTCCACATTAGTAGGAAAAACATCTTCAAATATATACCCTTTACGAAGCCCCATTCTGTTATTGTATTGCTTTATATAGACGGTGCATAACAGGTTTCTATTTATAAGACCGTCTATACCTATAGCTATCATCCACGGTCTAAAGAAATTATGCTCTAGATCGTCTTGCGTTTCAAAAAAGTTAATATTTAAATTTTTCTGTAAAAAATCTGTTCGTTTATTGAGTGCGTACCCAGGCAAGAACCCCCCTAAATTCATCCCCCCTGCCAAATCAAATGTAGAGTTTTCATTTGGTATAACAACCTCTCTAGCTGCTATAACGTTACCGCTCCTAACAAATTTATCAGGCTCGGTTATAGCTCTCCAGTCCTGTGAGTCGCTTTTATAAGCTTTTCTAATAGCGTTATTAATATTAGGTAGAAGTGTGGAAGCACTATAATGAAATTGTATCTTCCATAAAAACGGAAGCGAGAGAAAGAACTCTTCATGTTGTTGGCCGCGATCACCGGCGCTATAGGCATCTAAAAAAGTCTCGATTTCTGGCCTTAATTGACTCATTAACAATATTTAATCCGAAATATTGTTTATAGTAGATTTGTTTGGTCTTCTTTGGCGAAATCTTGATAGAAGTGATATGCAAATGTAACGTTAAAGCTCTGAACTTCACCTGTACCTTCTGCTATATTATATGAAATATCACCTATATTTCTTATAGAAGCTCCGATTAATTTTATTCTTCTTACCGGGTCTAACTGTTTATTTATTTGAACCAAATCAATGACATTTCCACCACCAGGCATGCCATATTGGCCTCTGGATGTTTCATTATCCCAAACCGTTCTAGAAGCTATTTCGAAAAATGTTCTTAGTTCACAATTTTCATCATGATAAAAGTCTATAGAATACCCTTCAGATCCTGGATAAGTAGCTCTTCCCGGCACATGAAATTCTTGACCAAAGTAATTTACTACTTTATCGTCAATATTTCTACCAGGGAGTGTTGCTGTTTTTGCATATACCAAACTACCATCTCCAGCAAATGCTATTCCAGCTATGTCAATTCCATGAACCCTAAATAGAAAGTCTCGTGAAAATTGCGTTCTCGCTGCTCTTGAAAAAAAGTCTTGAATTGTGGTTGCTTTGTTTGCCATAATATTATTTAGTAATTTTTACTGTTAACCCCCAATTAACTCTTGGAAATTAGCATCTGTTCTGGTTGCGTAGAAGTTAACTAATATAAATTCTGCTGTTCTTGTTGGTTTAATGTAAATATCAATTATCAGTTCATTAGCATCGATTACTGCTGGTGTGTTGTTTCTCTCATCACACACAATTAAGTAGTCGTATAACCCCTCGTTGTTCTTCGCTCTTTCAAAGACAGGTGTTAAAGCGTTGACCAATCTAGTTCTAGTAAACACAGAATTCTGCTCAAACACAAACTGCCTTGCTAATTGCTTAGTAGGTCTTTCAAGTGCTAAGAAGAGCCTCCTTACATTAATTCTATCAAATGCACTCGGCTTCTTCTGTAGTGTCTTTTGACCAAATATAACAATTCCAGATCCTGGGAATTGAGCTATTGGGTTAATGTTAGCTTTATAAAGTTCATCGCGTTGTTTCTGATTAGGATTAACTGCAATATCATTTGCAAACGATATTAACCCTCTAGAAAATCCAGCTGGCGCAAACCACGGGAAAGTAACTGCATCTGTTCTAGCCATGGCTGCAGCTGCATAAGGTGAAGATGGTACCCAGGAAGCCTCTCCGGAGAACCCATCGTTTATTTGCATCCAGTTCCCGTACACTGCTGCATAAGAAGTATTTTCGTTCTCGAACTGATGTCTAATCCCCCAGTAAATATGCGTCTGAAAGTTTAATGTTTTATCAGTTAAAATTTTAGTATTTGGGCCTTTAATTAGAATCTGTCTAATAGGATCAGCAACAAAAATACAATCACCTCTAGATCCGCCTTCATAAGGTGGCTTAACAAACGCTTCAAACTTATTAAAGATAGTAGTATAATTATTTCTCAGTGTTATTGCACTTGCTACTGATAGATCACTAGATGTTCTTAATCCATCTACTGCAGTGGATACGTTGGTGCTGTAATCTTGATCATCGTAGTATGCAGTGACAGCAGCACAAGCTACTGAGTAGATGGTACCAAGACCACCTTCTACTACAACATCAATGTTATATACCTCGTCGTTCTTAATATTATCAAGAGCTCTTTCTATCTTACTTGGGATATCACCTAAGACCTTTGTTGTTACTTTTTCGTTTGTGAACTGACCTAATGGGAACAGGTCCGCTGTATTCGTCCCACCGGTCATTGCCAACCAAATCGATGAACCGGTCAAGGACGCCGCCGATAATTGCAACTGGTCAGCAGTAGCGGTTCTTAAGTCGCCTAATGTTCTAATTTTAATTTGCGGTGTATTTTGAGCATTTAACCCGGTTTCTCCATCAAGCCTCCTGGAAAGATTGTCGTTAATTAATATTGTAGTGTTTGGAGCATCTTTCGACGCTGCACCTATAAACGCTGATTTATTAGCTCCGCCATCTTTGTTAAACTCTTTTCTATGGTAGTTAATCGATCCAACAGCTTTATCTTTTAAAATATAATCAAGTTTAGTTGCTTCGTTTGCATAAAGCGACTTACGTAGTTTAAACACTCCAAGGCTAAGGTAATCGTCAAAATCAGTTGTACCTATATCGTAATCAACTAAGTTTTCCATCACGCGTGATAAACTTTCTTCTGACCCGGTTGTAGCAGTAGAAGATAAAGGAAATGCTAAATTATTCTGCGGAACCTGTGTTAAGGCGGACGGCAATGTACAAGTCGCCGCAGCATAAAGACCATTAACACCTGTAATACTATCAAAATTAGATGCAGGGTTCTGTGAAACATTACCGACTAAACCAACATAGAATCCCTCTTGCTGTTGGTTGTTTGCAACTTGAGTTTTATTTAGCACAACAATCCCTGCGTTGCCTAAAGTAGAGGCCGAAGCAGATTGGCATGCTTCGCGAGTGGCGCAATTTGTCCACGTTACAGCTGACCCATCAACTACCCCTAAGTACTCACTTTCAGTAAGTTCCACGTGAACTGGCGCGCCAACCAAAATTGTAGCAGAAGACGCAGAGGCTAGAGTGGTCGACACCATCCCGCTTCCACCGACAAATGAAGACACGGGATAAGCTAAGGCGGTATACTTAGAACCAAACCCGGAACCAGCGCCGACGCCATATGGAAGTCTACCTGCATAAACGGATGCAGGTGAATTTAAGAGCTCACTTATTGAATAGTGAAAATATCTTTCCGCTGCATTGGTAGGAGGACCAAATATTTGGACCAGTTCTTGTTTTGTGGAAATTAATAAAACTTCATCGATTGGACCCTGCTGAGCGAACCCGGTAATGTATACACTAGTTCCACCTGCTGCAGGCGCTGTAAAGGAAAGATCTGATTCTCTAATTTCAACTCCGGGAGAGTTTATAGTACGCTGTGCCATAAAATTATTTATCCTATCTTAGGTTAATAATTTCAAAAATTCATAACTTCTGTATGTAATTGTGAGTATACAAATGTAAAACCTGAAGTAATTTCTCCAGGTGTTTGATAGTTGTAAGTTACAGCTTCAATAGTTGTAGGAAACGCTTTTGTATATTTAAATTTTATCCTATTATTATTAAATTCATCTTTACCGAAGATAGTTAAATCAGTTTGATAGTCTTTAAAAGTCTCCTCTGGGTTATTATCATTAAGCTCACGGGTGTTGTAAGTACCTTCATACTGATCATGCAATAAGTTAATCCACTGGTAAATAGTCCAGTAGTTTTTGTATTCGTTATCTATGTTGAAATTAACACTCACAGGAGGGTAGGCATTCTTGGAGTGTGAAGACACGTATAAAGTACTTCCAGCATATCTGTTTTCTACTGCTGGTACGGTTATTTCTGGGACCGCTGCGCCAAAAACCGAAAACTGAACAGAATCAGGAATAATATTAGTATTATTTTGATTAAACTTTTTGCTAATTTGTTTTAGTATAGGTGGTACGTCAAAAACTAATAAGAACTTATCAGCTCTTGATTTATTCAGCATTGCTTGCTGCATTGTGTTTCTAGCCATATAATATATTTATACCTCTCTAGGCGTTCCTGCTTGCCAGTTGTCAGGTGGGGGTTCACCTATAAGTTGGTAGCCAAAAGACTTTAACTCATCCATCTCGAGTTCAGACTCCTCCCCCATTCCCCAGACTATAGCCGGCAGCGTGTGGGTATGATCTCCTACAATTTCTTCATCGAGGTAAATAGAGGTTGGGTCTTCAAAATACTGTAAACCAAAGTCCATTGGCTCTATTACTAAGGGCTTGCCCATATCATCTTCTTCAACAATTTCAAAGAAGCGTTCTGTTATTTCTTTTTCTAGTATAAAGAGGCTATATAATATAGCCATTACTCTATCGTCATGAAATCCAGCTCGAGCTTTCCATGTGCCGTTAGGGTATCTGACAAAGTTTCTTAGCTCCATAACAGTCTCTTCTTCGTTAAGATTAACAACTCTCACCTCATTCATAAAGTAACGCATATTAAGAACGCCTTTATATTTGGTATTAGTATGAGCTATCATACCTCTCATTACATTACGACGGTGTGCATTAGCGTTACCATATGAAACGATTTTTTCATACCCCATATCAACTGCCAATCTATCCACGACCTGCGCGCCACAATTGTTTCTCTCTATGAGAGCTAAGGGAGACCCCCAGTTACGTAAAATCTTATATACCCTATTAGTAAATTCTAAAGGCGGGATAGTGTTGTTTCTATAAACTGCTACTTGTTTAATATCTCTTATATCGGTAATGTCTAATATCTGAATAACAGATGCATCTACACCTACGCCCTCAGAGATATCAACACCAGCGACATATAGCTTAGTATCATCGGGCTCTTCCCAAATCTTATAATGCCCCTCATCTAGTACGATCTTTGGTTTAGAAACCTTACCCATCATTTCTTCAAACAATTCATCATCTAGTGTAGACTCACCTGAATGAATAAACTCGCATTCGAATTCTTGTAACCATGCTTCGGAAGACCCTAGAGCTGTTTTGGTATCTTTGGCCCACGCTTCA